ATAGTTATTTAAGGCAACTTACAAAAGAATTTTCAGCTGCAGTGAGTGAATAATTATGGAACTAAAAGGAGCATTTAATCCTTCAAGATGCGAAATAGTATCTGCCGAAATAGCAAAGTTTGGTAATGCTATTGGCAATAAAGACAATGCTAATCTTCGTGCTATGATTGCTTCTTTTCAAATTTCCCAGTCAGTAAATAATTCAGCGCTTTCGGGCACGTTACAAGTTTATGATAGTATTGGCCTTTTAGAAGATATGCCTATACGTGGAGAAGAAACTTTAAATCTTGTTATAAAATCTTATGATATGCAAACAGAAATTGATTTAGATTGTCACGTATATAAAGTTGATGATGTAAATATTAGCGATGACCAAAGCGGATTAGCATATACTCTACATTGGGTAACTAAAACCAGCTTTGAAGCAAGTAAAAGAAGTTTTATTACAGCATATATAAATGAAACCGCAAGCAGTATTGTAAAAAAAATATTTACAAAATATTATCATAAAGATGAGCAATTAGCGCCTTATATTAATTATTCAACAAGAGCAAAAAAATTTCCAGATGGAACTTTAAAATATAATTTAAAAAATTCGCCCGGCCGACATCTTATTATTGAAAAAACTGAAGAGCTTATGCAACTTACAATACCTGATATGACTCCTGCACAAGCAATACAATTTGTGGCGAGAAGAACATTTGGTAAACAGCCTAATGCAGGTTCTTCTTTTAGATTTTTTGAAACTTACGATGGATACTATTTTGTGAGTGATGAATGGCTTTATCTATACGGAGCTGATAATCCAATTGCTACATTTAATTATGGCGCATTTATTTCTTTAGACCCAAATGACGCTTACGAACAAATTACAGGATTTTCACAATTTGGTAATCCATCGAGAGTTGATGTCGGTAATGAAATGGCAAGCGGTGCATATAATGTAACGATAGTTGAAGTTGATATTTTAAAACGAACACACAAAAGACATAACTATAATTATCGCGAAACTTTTTTACCTAAATTTAAAGATATAACTGGACAAAGTGCGTCTATTAAAAATGATAGGCACTCAGAAGATTTTATAAAAGAAACATTTACTGATGAAAATGCTAGACAATATATGATTATTAGAGATTATAAAGACGATAACAGTTCTAAAGCTTTTAGAGCAGATGCACACTTTAGAAACTTAGCAGCACAAAGAACATTTTATAAAAATCATGCTCAATCTACTTCAGTTATTGGCGTAACAGAAGGAAGACTTGATGTTAGTGCTGGTGATATTGTTAGAGTAAATACATCTGCAAAAAATGTTTCAACTGATAAAACTATAAATCCACAACTAAGCGGAAGATTTTTAGTTACTAATGTTGAAAACGATGTCTCTGATGGTATATTAAAAACTGTATTACAAATGTTTAAATATGATTGGTCGGATGCAGGTAAAGATACTGGTAAGCGTGCGACAAAGAAAGTGGAGGTTCTAAGAAGTGGCAGGTAAAGGAATTAGTAATCCATTATTTTTCGTAGGTAAAGTCGAAGATATTTTAGATGGCGCTTTTATGGGCCGAGTTAAAGTTCGCGCATTTGGCATTCACGGAACACAAGATGAAGTTTCTACTGATGCATTACCTTGGGCAACATGTGTTGTAGGTAACTATGATGAAAATCCAACTCCACCGCCACTTAACTCGTTTGTGTTTGGAATGTTTTTAGATGGTGAAGAAGGCCAACATCCAATAATACTTGGGCTTATTCCTGGTCAGTATACTGAAAAAGAATCTCCAGCAAAAGATGGTATCGGCGTTATTCCACCATTTGCTAAAGCTATTTTAGGATGGCTTGGTGCTCCTAAAGATATTGGTGAAGTACAATCAAGTAGATTAAAACGTGCTGAAGATTTAGAAAATACTTATATCGGTCCAAGAGATGCCAATGCTTTACAGAAACAAAAAATTGCAGATAGTGATTTAACATGGGGCGAACCGCCTCCAGCTTATGCAGCACGATATCCATTTAATAGAGTTATTGAATCTCGAGGTGGTCATAGTATTGAATTAGATGATACACCAAACGCAGAGCGCATTACAATTACACACAAGTCTGGTGCATATATTGAAATAGATGCTATCGGTGCATTTAAAGAGCGATCGCAAGGTGATCGCTATGAAGTTAATATTGGAACTAAACATGAATCTTCAGGTCATTCAGTAGTTACTATTAATGGTAATTCTCATGTCTATGTTAAAGGTAACAAGACAGAAGAAATTATGGGTAACTATAAACGAATTGTTCACGGCGAAAACGAAGTTACAGTGGGCGGTCAATCATATCTTAATGTTGGTGGCCATTTATTCATGCGTGGTGCTTCAACTAAAATTGAAGGCAATGCAGATAGAGTAACAATATTTGGTAGAAACGAAGTACAGATAGAAGCAGAAAAACAAATCAATAATGTTTCTGGCCATATTAAAAATACAGCAATGCTTACATTTAGTGCTTATGCAAATAAAGCAATTCGTTTAACATCAGCTGCAGATACGCACATATATGCAATTGGAAGTATTATTAATACTGCATTAGGAACATCACCTGTATCATTAACTCCAGTAGTTGGAAGTACAGGGTCACAGACATCTAGAGGATTTAGTGTTACCGCACCAACTGTAAATATGCTTTCGGCAAGCGGTTCATTCAGTGGTTTATGGAATGCAGGTTCAGTTAATACTGCTGCACTATTAGCTACTACCGGGCAAATTGGAGCCTTAACAGTTCCTGGCGCTGTTTCTGCTAATACAATAGCTGCTCTTGGAATTAGTACTGCAGGATTATCTGCTTGGGCTTATACTGGTCCTGTAGGCTCTGGTGCTCCAAGTGGCACTGCTCCGGTAGCTCCACCAGCATTTCCAACACTACCTGCAATAAATCCACCGGGTGTTTCTACACCAATTGCACCACCTGCTCCAGGAATAATTTCAGGTGCTGTGGCCCCACAAGGAAACGGCCCAGGTTTTGCTGCTACAGTATTATCACTTGAATCGGCATTAGTTGCATTAACAGGTTTTGATATTAATGTATTACCAGAAGGCGGATTGGGAATGCCTAGGATTCAAATGCCTCAACCAGCAAGCCATGGATGTTCAATAGTACCGGGCGGTTATTTCTCACTGGGATATGCATTGGGATTTGCTGAATCTATGGAGGCTGAAGAATAATGGCTAGTAGTTGCGTAGACAGACGAAGTCAAACATATCTTAATCAGCAAAGAATTAACCCTGGCCCTACAGTAAATGCTGATGGCTCATATACATTAAATCAGATTGATGTTTTTGCTCAAGAGCTTGCTGATAATATTGTAGCAGAAACGAACAATAATCCAATTAAAAATATGATTAATAAATTTGGCGATTCTTTTGGCCAAAGTGTTGATTATGTTAATGGTTCACTTCGAAGTTATGACTCTTCAAATTATCCATTTTTAGATAATAGATGGAATCGTGGTAATATTACGCAACTTGAAATGGCTGATTTTATGGAATCGTATAATTATTCGCCAAACGTTATTATTAATCAAACACCAGATATTTTACTTTCTAATTTAAACAGATATTACCAAGGTGATATTTACGAAAGTATTTTAGGCGGTTTTTGTAATAGTATGAATAATTTGTTTAATACTATAGATTCTTTCTATGATTTAATTGGTGAAATAGATGGAATAATCCAAGACGCGCAAGCAATATATAAAAAGTTTCTTGCTTTAAAAGGAAAGTACGAAGGTCAAGCTCCTTTAGAAATTATTGAAGAAAAAATTGTTAAAGCTTTAATGAAAGAAATTAAAGAAAAGATACTTGATTCTATTGTTAAAATATACGAAAAAGTAATGTCAGCAATTAATAACTTTGATATTATGGACCAAATTGGTGATTTAGTTGTAGGTATTGACAAATCTCATACAAAGTATATAATGACACGCAAAGAGCGCATGTGTAATGAGTTTACAGAAGAAGCACAGAAAAAAGTAAAAGATAGAGTTAAGGGCTTTATGGATTATGCTTTTAGTTTATTTGAGCAAATGGATTTAGCAACAATGCAATTCTTGGTTGCACGTTTTTGTGCTCTTGCAAGTAATGTTGAAGCACTTGTTAATGAAATTAAGAATCCATTAGATGATTACGGAAATAGATATCAAAGAGTTATTAAGAGATTACAAGCTATTGGAAATCAAAATACTTCCACTGCAATTCGTAATGGAGCAATAAGATTTTCAAAAGAACAGAAGCAGCAAGACATAAATAGCCTAAATAGTATATGGAATAGTGAAGGAAGTGCTGGACAAACAATTCCTGGTTATGAAAAAATTGATGTTGAAGAAATTACAGCTGAAGATTATAAAAACTTACCTGACTGCATGGCAGTAATGAAAGGTAGTGATAGTAAGTTTGGTGTCGAAGGTGACGTATTCGATGAAGAAAAAGGCATCGGTATACCTGCTTATACTCATTTAGATTTAGATGTTAAAGTTTATTTAGCAAGGCTTCAAGCAATATATGGTAATAAAATGATTATAAAAAATGGTTGGATAAGCCAAGAGTATAATCAAAAGACATTAAAAAAGGAAAATGATAATCCTCACCTGAGTGGACTTGTTATAGATATTAAAATGGACGACTCATTTAAAACTATACGCGAGGTCATTGAAATATACAATAATTTAGAAGGTAATGATTGGATTCCAGTTTTTATTAAAAATGCTAAAAAATCTGGATTCTTAGGTGTAGTTATATATGATAATCATATTCATTTAGATGTTAGAGAAATAATAAGATGACAATTAGTTTAAAAACACCAATAAATAGAAAGCCAAATTTATACAGCGACTTTCATAAAGACCTTAGGATTAGTCCTATATCAAAAGATATAGCTCTTTTAAAAGATGAAGACGCAGTTAAACAAAGCATTAAGAATTTAATTTTAACTGACCCAGGCGAAAGGTTAATGCAACCTTATATTGGTGGAGGTATTAGAGCTTTATTATTTGAAAACATTACTCCAGGTACTTTAAAAGTTATAGAAAGCAGGTGTGCAGATACTATTAAAATATACGAACCAAGAGCAGAAATTATAGACATAACTGCCTCAAGTCAATATGACGATAACAAAGTAAATGTAAACATAAGATTTTATATCAAGAATGTTGATAAACCAATATCACTTGATTTAATATTAGAAAGGATAAGATAAGATGGCCAATCCAAAAACTCCAATAACAGAACTCGATTTTGATTCTATCAAAACTCAGCTGAAAACATATCTGCAGACGCAAACGCAATTCAAAGATTATAACTTTGAAGGCTCAAACATGAGTGCATTACTTGATGTATTAGCATTCAACTCTTTTCAAAATAATTATTATACGAACATGACAATGAATGAGATGTTTCTTGACTCGGCCGTCTTAAAGAACTCTATCGTTTCTCATGCAAAAGAATTAAACTATATTCCAAGGTCTCGTAAATCTGCTAAAGCTGTTGTTCAAGTTACAATTACAGATGAAAATGAAACAAATAGCACAATTACTATTCCGACCTATACTACTTTTTCTGCAAACTATCAAGGTGATTTATTTACATTTGTAACTAACCAAACGTACGTTGCTCGAAGAATAGCACCCGACACATTTGTAGCAGATAATGTTGAAATATTTGAAGGGTCAATGTTAGCATCGTTCCAAAGAGAAGGATTTATTGTAGATGCTGATGGTGTTCTTCGTGTTCAATTAACTAATGACGAAGTTGATACAGACTCTATCGTTGTATTTGTTGATGCTGAAGAAACAGAAAATAGAAATATCTTTACTCGAGCTAATACAATTTATGGTGTTAGACCAGACGATAAAGTATTTTATTTAGAGCCATATTTAGATAACAGATATGCAGTTTATTTTGGTAAAAACGAATTTGGTTTACAGCCAGAAGAGTTTGAGGATGTAAGGGTACGATATCGTATTACATCTGGCGAATTAGCAAATGGTGCAGACTCATTTAGCGCAAGTTTTATCGAAGATGCTACAATTAACGTCACAACAATTTCAGCAGCAGCTGGTGGACAAGAGCGCGAAAGTATGGAATCTATTCGATACTTTGCTCCTAAAGCATTAGCAGTCCAAGAGCGCGCAGTGACTTCAAAAGATTATGAAATATTATTACAACAAGCATTTCCAGAAATTACAGCAGTAAGTGCTTATGGTGGCGAAGAGCTTGACCCACCTCAATTTGGTCGTGTTGCTGTTTCAGTTTATTTAGATTCAGAAACAACAAGTATTAGTTCAACACTTGCAAATACTTATATTAACTATTTGGCAGAAAAGAGCCCGTTAGGTATTGAACCAATATTTGTACAAACAAAATTTGTATATGCAGATGTTGTTGCTGATATCGTTTATAGTAATAAGAGTACAGAAAAATCAAAAGACGAACTCGAGCCATTAGTACGAACTGCAATTAATGATTATTCAGAAAACACATTAGAAGATTTTAATACAAAATTACGAGGAAGTAAACTGACTGCTAAAGTTGATGCTGTTGATACTGCAATACAAAGTACAGCATTAACTATTATGCCAATTATTGATTGGAGTCCAGTAGTTAATACTAAAGAAACACCATCATTTAAATTTGAAACTGCATTAGTTAAACCATATCCATTTAGAGAAGCAAATGGATTTAGTGAATATAAACCTGCAGTAAAGAGTACACCATTTGATGTAGATGGAACATGTGTTTATATACAAGATGATGGTTTAGGTAATTTAATGTTTATTATTGATGATATAACAAATCCTTCAATATTTAAACCAAATGTTGGAACAGTAGATTATACTAAAGGTGTAGTAACTTTAAATACAGTCGAAGTTGAAGCATACGATGGAAAAGCAATTAAAATTATGGTTCGCGCTAAGAAGAGTGACATATCTGCACCACAAGGTCGTGTGTTTATTATACGAGACGAGGATGTACAAGTCAATATGTTACTTGATGAAAAACCAGCTTCTGGTACAACATCATCTTCTTCTGCAATTGGAACATTAACAAATAGCAATTCAAGTAGTAGCTATTAATAAAGGAATATAAAGAATGGCTGAAGATTATTCACAGATAGAAAAAAGTATAAGCTTTTTTATTAATCAGCAATTCCCTGCTATCTATCGTGAAGATGGGCCTGAACTGGTTCAATTAGCTCGTGATTATTATAAGTGGATGGAAACATCTTCTAATCAGTCAACTTATGTTTCTCGTCGATTTTTTGAATATAGAGATATCGATAGTACACTTAAAGATTTACTTATTTTCTATAAAAACAAATATTTAGCTGACCTCGAGCTAAAAGAAAACATTGTACCATTTCTTGTTAAAAATATATTAGACCTTTATCGTAGAAAAGGTACTAAGGCTGGTATTGAATTATTCTTTGCAACATTTTATAAAGAGTATGATATTGAAATAGTTTATCCATCTACTAAAATGCTCAAACCTTCAAACTCTGAATGGAAAGAAGGCAATTTCCTTCAGATGGTTCCAAACGATAATCTATTTACTAGCCCTTTAGGTGTTGAATATACTTACGCAGATTTAATTAACCGTGTTATTACAGGTACAATTTCACAAGCTGAAGCTTCAGTAACAAAAATCAATTCAATATTAATTAATGGTAGATTTACACCTGTTATTTACATCGATAACGTAAAAGGTGTATTTAAAAAATATGATACTATTTACACTAACATTAATAAAGAGCTTGTAGAATTTGGTTCTGTTAATGGCTCTTTAAGTGCATTTACAGTTACAGACCAGTTCGAACCGAATCGTACTGTTGGTGAAAATGTTTTAATTAAAGCTGATGAAAACGATGGAGTTGGCGGTGAAGGTATAGTTACTAAAGTTTCTTTAATTAATCCAGCTGTTGCGCGATACGAAATTGACAGCGGTGGTTATGGATATACAGTTGCAAATACAAGTCTTTTAGTTTCAGAACAATCTATTATTACAGACCGTTCTAATACTGAAGAATTTGAACCATACGAAAGATTAAGAGATACTAACGGTAATGAAGCTTATGTTATTGGTCAAAATGACACAAATATTGGTGTCAAATTTACTAATAAAGTAAATACAGGCGGTTTTGACCAATCTCGTGCTATATCTACATTAGACAGAAATCCAAATATAGATTTAAAATTTTTAGGCATTCAACAAAACGTTTCAGCTTTTAATGATTCTTCACCAGGTGAAATTTACCCAGAAGGTAGTCCACAAAATGCTAACACACAAGTTATTGCAGAACTTTCTAATGTAGAAACTGTTGAGCTTATTACTGATTTAATTCAACCACATTTAACAACACAACTTAATGCTGCTGATTATGAAGCTACTGCTCCATTCTCAGGTACTGCAAGCCCAGTTAATTTAAGTACTCCATTAGATGAAGCATTTGATATTGCAGATATTGAAATTGGTAAAATTAGTTTATTCCAAAATATTGATAAAGGTGCTAATTATGACTTTGATATTTTTGCAAGAGCAAAAGATGATTTAATTTCTAAATTTAAAAAGAGAAGTCAAACAATAAGATTAGCTAATACAGGTCAATCTGCATTATTTAATGTTGGTGAAACTATTACAGAAGCAAATACTGGAGTAACAGCAGAAGTTACTTCTATAGATATAGTTAATGATGTTCTTTATATCTTACCTAATTCGTGGGATGGATTTACTGGTCTTAACAATATAATAAGAACCAATAATGATTCTTTTAATGTTGCAGGTGTTTCTATTGACTACTCAAGTCGTGCTTATGGTGATAACGCAATAATTGATGCTCGAGCAGTTTACGAAGTTGGATATATTGAAGAAGTTGCTATTAATAATTCTGGTTTTGCTTATATTACCGGTGATAAAGCTACTTTATATAATCCTGCAGATGAAACACTACCATTAGCTGCTGGGACAGTTACAGCAGAAGAGCAAGGAAAAAATAAAGGTTATTGGAAAGATTTTTCATCTCATATTGACGGATATATAACACAGACTGCAAACAGTGCAGCAATTGATAGCTATTATAAATCAGGTATGAGAATACAAGACAGTGATTTTTATCAAGAGTATTCATATCAAATTAAATCAACTCTTGATAAAAGTCAATACGAAAAACTATTAAAAGAAAATGTTCACCTTGCTGGTTCTAAAATGTTCGGCGACTTTATCTATAAAGCTGAAATTAATGGAAGCACTAAGGCAAGATTTTTACGACTATTTAATGACGATGGAAGCGGTTCGCCACTCGACCGAGCAAATACAAATACGCTCGAGGCGTCAGTGACAAACTTTACTGTTGATAGTACTTATGTTACTGCCGACCACGAACCGGTATAATAAATATTTAATAATTTAAAGGAGATTCTGCTGTGGCCAAGCAAATAATTAACATCGGAGCATCTGCGAATGATGGGTCAGGTGACCCGTTACGTAATGCGTTCGATAAAGTCAACGACAATTTTAACGAAATATATTTTAACTTTGGTAATGCCACGACACTTACCAGCATATTTGATTCCAATGGGAATTTAGATTTATACGGAAAACCTCACAAAGTATCATTTTATTATGATACGTTCGCTGCTTTAACTGCTAATAACCCAGGCACATATCACGGAGCAATTGGCCACGCTCATGATACTGGTGCTCTATACTACGCGCACGGTTCATGGAGAAAGCTTCTAGCAGATACTTCTGGTGGTACAATTACAAATTATACAGACCCTCTTGCTCCCTATGTCTACGCAAATAATGTTACGAATTCAGAAACATCTGATTATGTATTAAAGACAAATGCTGATGGTACATATACTTGGGTTGAACAAGCAAGCGGTGGAGGCGGAGGTGGAGCCTCTTCTGCTAATACATTTGGAACAATTGCAGTTGCAGGTCAAAGTAGTGTAGTAGCTGATGGTTCAACAGATACACTTACTCTAGTAGCTGGTTCTAACGTTACTATTACAACTGATGCTAATGCAGATACTATTACAATTAATGCTTCAGGTGGTAGCGGAGGCGGTGGTACTGACCTCAACAGTTTAACAGGTGGAACACTTGATGTAGCAGCAGATAGTATTGGATTTATTGATGCTAATGATTCCAATGCTTCAAAGAAAGATACTATTGCTGATTTTGTTACAGCAATTGCTGGTACTAATATTACAGCTTCAAATGGAGTATTAAGCGTTGCAGCACCAGGAAATACATATACAAACAACGACGTTGATACTCACTTAAATACATCTGGTGCAGGTTCCAATGAATTCCTACAATGGAGTGGTTCCGATTACCAATGGGCAGCAGCAAGTGGCGGCGGAGGTGGAGCATCTCGTGTATCAGAAGCAGAAACAACTGCTTCAATCGCAGATGGTTCTTCAGGTTCTGTTGAATATGCTACATTAGGTAAATCATTCGCATTACAAAAAGTTACAGTAAACAAACAGTGTTGGGTTAGAATATATTCTGACACAGCAGCAAGAACAGCAGATGCAAGTAGAACACAAGGAACAGACCCGTCGGATGGTTCTGGTGTTATTGCAGAATTTATTGCTACAGCTTCAGGTACAACAACATTTAAAATAACCCCATCAATTATGGGTTGGTTAGACAATTCAGAAACTGAAGTTCCAGTAGCAATTCAAAATAATTCAGGAAGTGCAGGAACAGTTACAGTTACTATCGACGCATTAAAATTAGAGAGCTAATAAATGGCTAAACGTATTCATAACGTAATCCTCCAACCAGGTACAGACGAAGCTTCGTTCTTAGCTAATGAAGCAGCTGGAATGGAAGTGGTCAATAACTTTGACCTTTGGGATGCTATTATATGTATGAGATTAACTGATGAAGAATCGGCTCAATTAAATACAAGTGATAAAGTTATTGAATGTTTACCTGAAAAGCCTGTTGTTGATTTAATTACGTATCCATCATCAACTCCAAGATATACTGGACCTGATGTTAGTCACATTACAAGATATACACCATCATCACCAAGCACAAAAAATGGTAAAGACTATACTGGAACAAATATGTATTTTACCAGTGAGTTTGAATTAGATGGCACAGGACTAAATCCTGCAACTCCACCGATAGGATTTTTTGGTGATACTGAATTTGAAGATGCAACTAAAAGTAATTTCCTTGGTGAATATGTAGATATTGTTGCTATTGAAGCAGGTACTCCATTCTCAGGTAATGCAGGTCACGAAGACCATGTAGATTTTGAAGAATGGGATTCTACTGATTCTAAGTTTGTTCCAATGGAATGGTCAACAGTTTCTGGATCGTTAAGTTCAGCTCGTAATAATCAAGTTTCAAATCCTAGTTCAGAATGGTTTTCATCTCATGCAATTGGTGTATTAAGTGCAGCTGGTGGCAAGTATTGTGGTTGGGGTAAAAAATCTACATTAAGAGTTATGTATCTTAGTGATGGTGTATCTAATGCGTATTATGGCGCGCTTCAGTGGCATATTACTAAAGCAGTAAATCCAGTAACAGGAGTTCGTAATGCAACAGTCGTAACTGGAGCATGGGGATATTCTAGTGTTGACCACGAAAAATTCTATATTATTGATGATATAAATCAAATTGTAGCTTATGATGAAGATGGCAATTCAACAACAATAAATCGTGGTGATGTTCAAGCAGCAACTTGGAATATTACAATGACAGCTTCAGGTGCAAGCGCATATCAAGTTACTGGTGAAGATAGAGTTTACGAAGGAACATCTGCAAACTCTCCTATTAATAATAGAGGAATTGTATGTAATCCAGGAGATACTGTGATTATTGACAACCAAGCTTCTGGTGGACATCCATT